ACTTGGTGGCAGTCAAAGGCTTACTCAGCCGGTAACGTCAACCCAACTCGTCAAAACATTTTGCAGTACATTTCTGGTACTGTGAAGAATGGTGCGGAAGTGCCTTCTTTCGGTGTTTGCGGATTTGGCACTTGGACATTACTTGCTCAAGACTTTGTTGGTCAAGAGCAATATGTAATCACACCCGGTGGTGGTTTTGATGGTGATTCCAATGGACCTCAAGCAGCTTTCCGCGCTTTGATGGTTGCTGGCGTTCCAATCTATCCAGACCCATACTGTCCAGAAGGTACTGTGTACTTCCTGAACACTAACTACTTGTCTTTGTATGTTCACGAGCAAGGTTCGTTTGTGTTTACAGGATTTGAGTCCACACTCCCGAACTGGCAAATTGGCTATGTTGGCGCTGTTTTGATGATTGCGGAAATGGTTTCGACCAAGCCAAAATCTATGGCAGTAGTGTCTGGTTACAACTCTTTGTCACTATAAGGAGCAATAAACCATGTCATTAAGCACCAATAAAATCATCCTAGCAAGCGCACAAACCAACACGGCTGGTGCGTATTTCTTAACCACAACCATCACGTCTACTAGCACCGGCAACGGTACTGTTATTCCTGCTGGTGTGTATATCATGTTCCCACAAGCAAACACTTCTGTAGTTGCTTACAACGGCTCTTCTAACGCAACTGTTATGGCTGCGAATACTGGTGGCGTTGTTATCTCTGATGGTGTGAACGTATATGCCAAGTCAACCGCAACTGCTGATACTGTGACTCTGTTGGCTACCAACGGTGGTCAAGCAGTCGGTAGCACATACGCAAGTTAAGGAGACACTATGGCTAATCCAGATTCAGTCTCCCAAAAATACCCCGATAGTTTTGGCAATTATGCGATTGCCTCTGCTCAAGGCGTATCTTTGGCTACAACTGGAAATGCTGTTGTTGCTCTGCCCATCCTCTCAGGTGGGCTTACTGCTGGAAATAGCGTAGCAACTTCTGGCGGTGTTATTGTTCGCAGAGTAACTATTCAGAACCCAAGTGGAAACGTGGGTACAGGTAACATTACCATTCTGTCTAGTAACGATGGAAACACTAGCAACGCTGTTGTTGCTGCCGTGACATTAGGCAGTTTGACAGCAACGGGAACATTTCAAGACATCCCGTTAACTACGGGTGGCAATGTGATTGTTTCGGGTTACAACACGCAAGCCTTATATGTGAAGGTCGGTACTGCCGTTGCTGGCACAGTCGATGTTCGCGTATACGGTGACACAGTAAACTTCTAAACCATGCAAACCTTATATGTGACAAACAAGTGGGAAAAACCCATAACATTCAACTACGCTTTTAAGCCGTATACCTTCCCTGTGGGGGAGACGGTAGAAGCTCCAGAGGATGCCGTTTGTCACATATTTGGTCATGGTGACCCAAATAAAGAAAATTACATGGCGCGTTTAGCGTTGATTCAAACAAGAAATGACATTCCTGAAGGTCTGAAAATCTTGTCTAAATTTGAAATCTCTGACAAACCGCCTGTGAAAAACCACTCGTTATCCCCGGTGGTTGAAAGAGTACCTCTGCCTTCCAAGAAGGTGGGGGGAAAAGTCAACTCTGAACACGATGGATAACACATGGCTCAAACACTCCAAGGCTATCTCACGCAAGTTAGATACTTGTTGCATGACGCGCAAGCTAACTTCTACACTAATGACCAGCTAATAGGCTACATCAATAGTGGGCGTGAGCGTGTCGTGCGCGACACAGGGTGTTTGAGAACTGTTCAAGTCTCACAAACTCCAGCTCCTCCCGTCGCGGGTGGAAGCAATCCAGTTATCTGGTCTGCTGGATTGAGCGTAGCAACTGGAAGCTACGTTTTCTCTAACATCTATATTTACAAAGTTGTAACTGGTGGTGTGCTTGGCTCGACCTCGCCTCCCTATCCATCAGCAAATTACGTCTATCCACCGACAACAACTTTCACAGATGGCACGGCTACTTTGCAGTATGCAGGACCTTGTGAGGTCATTAACTTTGCTGCTTTGCCTTCAGGTGTGCTGACTCTAGATATTTTGAATATCAATTTGTATTGGGGAAACTCAAGAATCCCACTACGGTATTTGCCTTGGACTGACTTTAATGCTCAATTGCGTTATTGGCAGAACAATGTTCAGCGACCTATTTGCTTTAGCATTTATGGTCAATCTCAAATTTATGTCGGACCAGTACCAGACCAAGCCTATGTGATTGACTTGGATACGGTTATTCTGCCAACTGCTATGGTTAATCTGTCTGATACAGATACCATCAATGACCCATACGATACTGTTGTTCAGTTCTATGCGGCTCACCTTGCCAAATACTACGAACAGTCGTTTGGTGAAGCTGAAATCTATTTGCAGCAGTACAAGCAAAAAACCCAGTCGGTATTGGCATCTGTCTTTACAAGAAGGATACCAACCCCGTACTCAACCCCGTTCTAAGATATGGCAGCCGCAGAGCAAAAAAAATCCTACGAGGTTGTCAAACAGTTCAAGGGTGTAAACACCAAGGCGAACAGAACGGCTATTGCTGACGATGAGTTCTATTGGCTTGAGAACGCTATGCCTATTGGCTATGGCAACCTCAAGATTACGCCTACCTACTCCAATGTCGGTAGCGTCACTTTCTCTAATACAGTCACTTTCTATTGTTCAGCCAACATTGGTTTGACTGACTACTTGATTGCGTTTGAGGCGGATGGTTCTGCTGAGTATGTGCGCTTGGACACAAATGCCAAGGGAACAATTGGCGCTGCTGGAACTTTTAGCGGTTCAGGGGTCAACATCTCCCAATGGAAGAATGACAGAATTTTAATTCTTGACCCATCTAAAGGTTATTTCACTTGGGATGGAACAAACCTAATCTTTATTGGCTCTGTAGGGCAGATTGGCATCGTGCAAGGTGGCTCTGCTTACACCTCTGCGCCAGCAGTCATTATCTCAGCCCCGAACTCTGCTAATGGCGTACAGGCTACGGCTGTAGCAACCATCACGGCTAACGTGGTGTCCTCTATCACGATTACAGAGGCGGGAACAGGCTATACAAGCTCTCCTACAGTTACATTTAATGGTGGCGGTGGCTCTGGTGCTAATGCGGTATCAGGGATTACTACTTTTGCAACGGGAACAGTCTCAGTCTTAGTGACTGCTGGTGGCACGGGTTATACCAATGCGTCTAACCTGACTGTCACTATCGCTGGTGGCGGTGGTGCTAATGCGGCTGGTCAAGGCATTGTTGCTGGTGGCATCGTTACCCAAGTCGTGATGACCAATGTCGGTAGTGGGTATACCAACGCATCCAACATCACGGTGACCATAGCGGGTGGTGGTGGAACTAACGCTACAGCCAAAGCAATCATCAATACTGAGCCAGTAGTCGGCATCCAGTCGTTCTCAGGACGTGTTTGGATAGCCAATGGACGCACAGTCAGCTATTCGGCTGCTAGTTCGTATTCAGACTTTACAAGTGTCTCTGCTGGACAAGTTGTTTTAACTGATGCAACCTTGCATGGCAACATCACACAACTGTTGTCTGCAAACAACTTTCTTTACATCTTTGGAGATGACTCAATCAACGTCTTCTCGGATGTGCGGGTGACAAATGCTGGCACAACGCTGTTTACCAATACAAACGTGAGTGCGTCTGTTGGCTCTAAGTTGCCATACGCTATTTACCCTTATTTCAGGTCTGTTTTGTTTATGAACAACTACGGCATTTATGCTTTAGTAGGTTCTACAACGACCAAAGTCTCAGATTCTCTTGATGGGGTTTTCCCTAACATTGACTTTACTGCACCTGTTTATGCGGGTCAGGTGTTGTTAAACAACATTCTGTGCGCTGCCTTTAACTTCCGCTATACGGGTGGACTCGGAACTTCTAGCTCTAGTCGGTACATCCAAGCTATCTTCTTTGAGAAAAAATGGTTTTTCACAAGTGCTGGTAGCGACTTGGCTTACATCACTTCTGCCCCTTTGGGTGGCAGGATTAACCTCTATGGCTCTAACGGCAACTCTTGTGTGCGTCTGTATTCGGATTCGTCTTCCAACATAGCAAGTTATGTGCAGACATCTCTCAATCCAATGAAAGACCCGATACGCACCAAGCAAGCGTTGAAGGTTGGCATTGAGGCTACCTTGACGAGTGCTGCCGAATTGACGGTAACAGTTGACTCTGAAACTGGGTCAAGTTTGCCCGTTGCACTTGGACAATTAGTCACTTGGGTTAATAATCTGAGTAATGTGATTTCTTGGACAAACAACAGTTCTGTGGTAATCACTTGGTATGGCGGTGGCGGGTATACCCTATACAAGACTGACGCAAAGCAATGGGGTAAGTATTTGGGCATGACCGTTACATCAACGGGTGCAAATTTTGTAATCAATGGGTTCGAATACGAACACGAATTAAGAGTGAGGTTCTAACATGGCAGTTCCATATACCTTTGGTAGCGCAACAACAAGTATTCCTCTGTCTCAACTAGACAGTAACTTTGCTACGACCATAACGCTTGGCAATACCGCAGTTCAGTTGGGCAACACAATCACAACGCTAACAGGATTAACTTCTGTTACAACAAGTGCAGACTCAACCATCTCAGGTCTAACAGTAGGTAAAGGCGGTGGTGCTGTA